GGGCGAATTTTATCCATGCAAACCTGATATCTTTGAGCAAACATACGAAGTAGTTGATAACAATGAATAATCTCAAACGATTCTTATGCCAGTTATATCGTGTTGGATTAAAATTGAAAGAGGTGGATAATATGGGAAAGTGACGATAATCAAAGACGGCGTTTGTCAAAAATCAGACAAGGAAATCATCTGGAGCTGTTTGATGAATCGCTGTCGAGTGCTTGAAAGAGTACTGGAGAAAAACAATCTTAGTCCAAACAAAAGATTATTGCTACAAGACGAATACGAGCGCACGTTTGCGCTAACTGAGAAATACAGAGGTCGTTAACCAACGGCTTTTTTATTTTGCACCAAACTAGACCTGCACGGAAGTCTCAAAAAGACGGCTCTAAGTGGGAGTTGCCACTCAAAAATACTCTAAAGGAGATCGTAAAAATGAAAAAAGAAGATTTAATTGCGCAAGGGCTGACCGAAGAACAAGTGAAGTTTGTCATGGCCGAACACGGCAAGACTGTTACAACGCTGAAAGGACAAATCAGCACGCTGGAGACATCTGAAACGACTTTAACTAAACAGCTGTCAGACCGTGACGCTGATCTGCGAAAACTGCAGAAGGACAATACCGACAACGACGCATTGAAAGAGCAAATCAAAACGCTGCAGCAAAACTACAAAGATTTGGAAAAATCCAATGCAGAAAAACTTGTCGGGATCCAACGCGACAACGCACTGACGCAGTTACTTAGTGAGTCCAAAGCTAAAAACCCGAAAGCTGTCGCTGCTTTGCTGGACCAAGAAAAGATCGTGTTTAAAGACGGCGAGTTATCAGGAGCTAAGGAACAGCTTGAAGCGCTGAAAAAGTCAGATGCTTATTTGTTTGACCTTGGCACCAAGGCAGGCGGCTATGATCCGGCTGGTGGGAAGCCTGTCACGAAGTATGCATCTTTTGACGAGGCAATGGAAAAAGGCGACATTGATGGATTTTTACAACAACAAATTGAAAGCGAGGAATAATAAATTATGTCGAACGAAATGACAAAAATTCTGGATACTATTACTCCGGAACAGTACACAAAATATACAAACTGGTACGCTGAGCAGCACTCTGCGTTTATCCAAAGTGGGATTTTGGTCCCAACACCAACATTAGATCAAATGATCGTTGCCGGTGGCTTACTGGTAACAATGCCTGAGTGGGGCAAGACAGCCTTAACCGACCAAGTGTTGGCTGAGGACAAAGCGCTTGAAACTGGTAAAGTTGCTGCGACTAAACAAGTAGCGCCTGTCCTATACCGTGGGTCTGGTGCGGCTTATACTGACTTGGCAGCGATTGTTTCCGGGTCCAATCCAGCAACGCAAATCCTGAATGACTTTGGTGTCTACACTATCGAATCCGATCAGCAAATTCTGCAGTCGATCATCAAGGCTTTGTTTGCTAAGGGGACAGGGCAAAACAAAGGCGCATTGACTGATTCCCACGTGTCTGACCAATCAACAGCTCTAAATCCGGTTATCTGTCCGGAAATGGTCATTGATGCACGGTCTATCCTGGGAACATCCCGAAGCAAATTGGCTGTGATTGCTATGCACTCGAAAGTTAAGGCGGAGTTGGAAAAACAAAACACGCAAACGAAACATTTTATCCCGGCAAGTGATTCCAAGTCTGGCTTTGATACGTATTTGGGTATGCGTGTTGTTGAAGATGATGCGTTACTGCCTGATGCGGACGGCGTTTATGAGACGTATCTTTACGCTGCCGGAGCATTCGGCCGCAACACTGCGACACCGTCAGACATGGTCACTTACGAGCCTGATCGTGATAAAGCCAAGGGCAACAATATGCTGTACGTGAGACGTGCCCGTGTCATCCATCCATTTGGCTTGGCGTTTGAAAATGCGCAAGTTTCTGAGTTGACACCGACAAACGCAGATCTAGCACTGGCTAAAAACTGGAAAAAAGTCCGTGAAAACAAGAAAATCGGCTTGATTTGTCTGCGTCATAAGATCAGCGCCGACATCCCGGCACCAGTGACACCGCCGGCAACAGGTGAATAATCATGGATGAGCTGCAGGAAAGACTGTTAGAAAAGTTTAAAACACTGAAAGGCATCACTGATACAGCATCAGATGATGTCTTTTCGTTTGCGCTTGAAACAGCGATCAATGATGTTCTGAACTACTGTCATTTTACAGTTGATGACTGGCCGGCAGGCTTGGACAACACAGTTATTTTGATGGCAGTTGACGTATTGAACGAAACAAGCTACACGCTGAATGCAGCCAGTACCGACGGTGAAGTTAAGTCACTCACAGAGGGCGACTTTGCCATCACCAAAGAAACCAAAGCGGAGGCCTTTGCGAAAATGATGCAGTCGCCGTCGTTTGCCAGAAATTACACGCGGACGCTGAACAATTTCAGACGGTTACCGAGGTGATTACATGGACATTTACGAGTACGCGTTGCGAGAGTTTGAGAAGTTTTATGACAGCAAAATGACCGTTTCGGAGCATCAGGATGTCAAAGATGGTGCAATCACCAAGGGCAAGTGGGTCCCGGTGCTTACCGATCTACCGTGTCGCGTTAGTCAAAAACGTGTGATCAACCCGGCTAGTGAGGGCGAATTTGCCGGATTGTCCTATATGACGACGCTGCATTGTAGTTCAAAACTGAAGATCAAAGCCGGCAGCCGAATCACAATCACGGACTGTCACGGTGTGACACGAGAGTACAAGCGATCGTCCGAGGGCTTTTCCAGTTATCGAACGCACCAGGAGATCGTACTCGTCAGAGAGGTGAGAGCATGAGTGTTGAATTTTACTTCGAAGAGTTCAAGGATTTTGCGGATAAGTTCCACAAGACACTTCAGGAAGAAAATTTCATCATCAGCGTCATGAATAAGCTTGGGAATATCATGATCCGCGACGTTAAACAAAGGACGCCAGTCGGACAATACGACAACACGGTGTTTTTCGTCAGCGGCGGCAAGTTGCTGGTGTTTGAATCAGATTCCGGCAGCACTCGACAGGGCGGTGAATTACGGCGTAATTGGGTCTTGGATGGTGTTGAAAGCACCGGTGATGGTTACGTGGTAACAATCTCAAACAACACGGAATATGCCGGTTACGTCGAGAACGGTCATAGAACGGTTCGGGGCGGCTGGGTAGAAGGTCAATTCTTTTTAAAAATCACGATGGATGACATCATGGGGCAATTGCCTGCAATCGTAGGACCGGCTTATGAAGAATATCTGAAAGGATTTGGTTTTTCGTAATGGATATCATAACAGCGATTGCTAACCAATTAGCCAAGTTATATCCAGACGTGCCGAATATTTATCGGGAAAATCGTGAGCAGGGATTTAAAGAACCGGCGTTCTACATCCACAACATCACAGGCAAAGCACACGGAGAGCTGAATCATTACGAGCGCCGTGAGTATTTGTTTAATGTCGTCTATTTCCCGGAAATTAACCGGGAAGATGTCGGCATGAAAGAACAGTGCGACAGAATGCGTGAGAGGCTCTTAGACGAGTTTAACCGCTTGGATGATTTATCACTTGGTTTGCTTGGTAAAGAAGCTAAGACGGAAACTGACACAGTGAGATTTACGTTTAAGATCCGTTATCGCGGCATATACCAAAATAACGACGCTAAAATCGGCACGCTGGAACAAAGAGGAGGACTAAAAGGTGGCAACTAAAAAACAAAAACAGGCAGACGCCGAGACAAAGGCGCCTGCTTTTTCGATTGATCAACTGGTCGAATCTCAGGAGTTTAGCAATCTTGAGAAAGACTTTTTAAAGGCCTTTGCCGGAGAACGAAAGTATTCGATTGCCGAGGCTAAAACATTGTTAGATAAAAAACTAAAGGGAGAGGTTAAATAATGGCAGGTGGAAAGTGGACAGCACAAAATAAAGTACGGCCGGGCGCTTACATCAACGTAGGCACGACTGGCGGCGTAGGAACATCCAGTTCGGTGGCCGGCGTCATGACAATGCCACTAGCTTTGGACTTTGGTCCGGAGTTGGAAATCGTCGAGGTTAATGCCGGATCTGATTTGACTAAGTTTGGATATACGCTGGCAGACAGCGCATTGTTGTTGCTGCGCGAAGCATTAAAACAGGCAGCAACTGTCTTGCTTTGTCGTGTTGGATCCGGTGCAAAAGCAACTGTGACGGAAGGTCCGTTGACAGTGACAGCTTTATATGGCGGCACACGGGGCAACGCAATCACGATCGTATCTAAGGCAAATGTCAATGCTACAGGAGCATTTGATGTCGAGACATACCTTGACGGCCGTCTGATTGACAGCCAGACAGCGCAGAAAATTGAGGACCTGAAAGGAAATCAACTGGTATCCTTTGCCGGTGAAGGCGTGTTGACGGAGCTGTCAGCAGCACTGACAGGCGGTAGCGACACTAAGGCAACAGCCCAGGACTACATGACCTATTTTGACAAGGTCCAAGTTTATGATTTTAACACAATGGCGCTGCCAGTAACTGACGAATCTGTCAAAATTGCAGGTGCGTCATTTATCAAGCGGATGCGCGATGATGAGGGCAAGAAATGCCAGGTAGTTATGGCCGGTTACGCTGCGGACCACGAGTCAGTGATTAATGTTAAAAATGGTGTCATCTTGTCCGACGGCACGAAAATCACGCCAGAACAGGCTACGGCTTGGGTAGCAGGTGCGGAAGCTGCAGCAGGAGTGGCCACGTCGCTGACGTATAAAAAATATGATGGTGCGGTTGATGTGACTCAGCGCTATCTTAACACCGACGTCATTGCAGCTTTGCAAAATGGCGAGTTCGTTTTTACAGAGAAACGTGGTGAGGTAGTCGTTGAACAGGACATCAACAGCTTGCGGACGTTTACGACCGAAAAAGGTAAGGAGTTCTCGAAAAACCGCGTCTTGCGGGTATTGGATGATGTTACAAACAACGCGAAGAAAGCATTCGAGGATAACTTTATCGGTAAAGTTACGAATAACGTTGACGGGCAAGAACTGTTCAAGGCAGACAGAATCGCTTATTTCGACTCATTGCAAGCAGCTGGGGCGATCACGAATTTTTCTGCAGAAGACGTCAAAGTGTCTGCGGGAAATGAGAAAGACTCAATCGTGCTTGAAGCATTAGTACAGCCGCTTGATGCAATGGAAAAACTATACATGACTGTGACCGTACAGTAAGAGAGGAGATAAGACAAGATGGGATTTTTAAAAGCAGGGGATACAATCTCAGGTCGTGAAGGTACGGCTTTTATGACGATCGATGGCCGAAACATTGAAATGTTTGAACTTAAAAACATTGAGGCGACTGTCGAACTGGTCAAAACCGAGGTGCCAGTTTTGGGCAAGCGGATGAATCAGCAGAAAGTAACTGGTGCGAACGGTACAGGATCCATGACGATCCACAAAGTTACTAGTAACTATGCGGAAATTGGTATCGGTTATATCAAAAATGGTATTATCCCAGAAATCACAATCAAAATAACTAACGATGATCCAAACTCCAGTATTGGACGTCAATCCACGCTACTGCGCGGTGTTATTTTTGACTCTGTCGTGATTGCAAAGTTGGATATCGAAGCGGAAACTCTGGACGAGGATGTCGACTTTACGTACGACGATGCTGACTTGTTGGAAAAATTCACACAGCCAAACTTAGGCTAATTTAGGAGGAAATTATGAATATAGCAGATTTTTTAATGGAAAATGTTGATAACGGCGAAACTGAACGTGAGGTGAAATTGGAAAGATTTAAGTCACCTTTTGTCATTGTTGCAATTTCGGAAGAGGAAAATGCGGGCCTGAGAAAATCTTCGACTGCAAAACGCATTTCAAAATCAGGTAACAAAGTAGCAGATTTAGATACGGATAAATACGTGGATAGACTTGTCGTTCGCTGTGTTAAGTTTCCGGATTTGCATAATGCGCAACTACAAGCTGATTATGGGACCGACGGTGATCCGGCAGCTACACTTAAAAAAATGTTGCGCCCGGGGGAATACGCTGAACTGTCAAAGCAGATTCAGGATCTGAACGGCTTTGAAGACGACGTCGAGGAATTATCTGACGATGTAAAAAAATAATGGAGGACGGTAGCTCCGGTGAGTTTTGGTATGCCTATCACGCATACCACAAATCCGGTATGCTGCCGTCTCGTTTTTCTGCGCTTCCGATTCGAGAAAAGGCTATGCTAAAGGCTTTTATTGATATTGAAGCCGAGCGGATCGAGCAGGAAGAAAAGAAAGCCAAGCGGAGAGCAAGGCGGAAATAGGTGAAAACTTATGGCAACATTATCAGCAAGTTTAAAGCTGAATGACCAGTTCACCGCGGTTCTGAATAAAATCGATTCAGGCATACAGAAGACTGCGAAGCAAATGGAAAACATGAAGCAGAAGGTGGCTGGTCCTGCGCAGGTGTTTCAAACGCTAGGGCAAAAGGCACAAGCTGCTGTCAATCAAATGAATTCCAAGATTCAATCTGGCATGAGCCGGATCACGAATAAGGTGCAGTCATCTGTCGAGCGAATCATTACGTTGTTTGGAAACTTCGGTAACCGTATTGCGAAAACGCTGAAACTGGATGCTGCTTTTAATAAGCTGTCGTCTGGTTTCAGCAATGTTACTAGTAAAATATCGTCTGCCGTTTCAAGTGTCGGCGGTGTACTTTCTGGACTCAAAGACAAAGTTTCGTCTGCGTTTTCGTCCGCTACAAATTTCGTCAAATCGGCGACATCTAAAATCGGCGGATTCTTAAAACAATCCGGAAGTGCGTTTAAACAATACGGCAACGAGATGAAGAACGGCCTCAGTCAAATGGGGAACGCGTTAGCGCCTATCGGTCAAAAATTAGGTAATACGCTCAAGTATGGCGCGATTGCCGGAACAGCCGCGCTAGTCGGGTTAGGAAAGAAAGTCTATGATGTTGCAGGCGGCTTCGAACAGCAAATGAGCCGAGTGAAAGCCATATCTGGTGCTACCGGTGAAGCTTTTGAAAAACTGAAAAGCCAAGCAATCGATTTAGGTGCGCAAACAGCATTTAGTGCGGTTGAGTCTGCAGCAGGGATGGAAAACCTTGCTTCGGCCGGTTTTAATGCGCAGGAAATAATGGCTGCAATGCCTGGTCTTTTGGATTTGGCTGCAGTGTCCGGCGGAGATGTCGCACTGGCGTCTGAAAATACCGCGACAGCTTTGAGAGGTTTTGGCTTGGAAGCAAGTCAAGCTGGTCATGTTGCTAACGTATTCGCACGAGCGGCCGCAGACACCAATGCCGAAGTTGCT